GCTGCTGCACGATCTGCAGTTATTGTTGCAAAATTAAGGTCTACTTCAACTAAAGAAATTTTATGTAAACCTTTGTTAGAACTTAAAGCCGCTGAACCTTTGTTAAACCCAACGGTATCTGTATATGCTGCCATATCTTATTCCTCCTGGGTTATAGTGTACAAACTAAGGTTGCAAGGGCTTCCGGTTTTACTACCTTGTAGCCATAAACTTGCAGGCCGCGGATAATATCACCAAAAGTTGTTTCTGAACGAATGGTTTCCATATTCGTCATCTGAGATGCGAATGTGATTCCCATTTTATGGCCAGCCAATACACTAAATTCAGTACCTGATAAAGATATATTGTGACTAACATAAACCGTGAAACGGTCGATCATGCCGAGACGTCCATTACGTAATGGAGATGATCCATCACCTGTAATAGATGCGTCTTTTAAATCAGATTGTTTAATCAAGGCACCCAGTTTAGCTGGGATAACGAGCCAACGATCTGATTCAGGACAGTTTGCTTCATCTAATACTGTACCCATGTTAACGATATTTTCGATAACATTAGATTTAGTAAGGGCTATTGGAGAACTAGTTACACCTAAATTATTATTGGTGATTCGTCCTGCGGTAGCTCCTTTGTTGTCAGATGAAACATCTGCTAAAACATCAGCTAAAATACGAGTATCAATTTTAATCTTCATACGCTCTGAAGCGTCTTTAGACCATTGATCCATCATATTTACATCTGATTGAACTTGGTCAACATCATCTTCAACACAAGCGAAGTATTCGCCTTTGTCGATTAGAAGTTGGAGTTTGGCTTTGTCAGGGTTTTCAACCGTTAAAGATTGTCCCTTTACATACGTACGGAGAGTAATATCAGGGGTAGTACGGATATTAACCGTATCACCCATGTTTTTAATCTCGCCTTCATATGCAGTATTTGCGATTGCACCCAATACGGTTGCATCGTAAAAGTTTTCAACCAATTTCCCTGACCAAATTTCAGGTATAAAATTGCCGGAATACGTAGGGTGTCCCGGTGAAGTTGCGAATGCCATTTAAAAGGCCTCCTGTTTAATTTGTTGCAGTGACAATACGACCTTCTCGCTGTGCAGCAAAAATGTCGCGTTCTATTCGGTCACGCTCTTCTTCTTTATTCCTATAGTTTCCTTTACGAACATCTTCAAAAAAAGATTTTATATCGTTAGGAGAATAGTTTTTGGTAGAACTAGAACTAGGTTTACCAGTTGATTTACCCTTACCTGGAGAAACCTGCTGTTTTAATTCTTTAGAAGATCGAGCCTTCCGATTCGGTTGAGCATTAGATTCACCACCATTATTTTCTTTCCAAGTGTTGAAAAAATTAGCAACTCTCCCTACATCTAGATTACGCTGTGCGTCTTCTAAATAAGTTTGTCTACTAATTCCAGTTAAAGGATCAATCCCTAATAACCAATTTTGGAAATTTTTGTTATCATTGATATCCCTCCAATCTGATACAGCTGTAGATAATTCAGACCAAAAAGCCTGTTCCGAAGTTTTAACTTGATTAGCTGCAACTTGTTCTACTCTAGGTAAAACATTACTTTGTAAAGCTTCTATTTGTTTTTCTAAAGCTCTAAGTTTTTGATCTGCTGCTGAAGTTTCTTCTTTACTTACACGTCTCATAACCTCAATAGAATCACCATACTCTTCTACATCTGCATCTGTTATTAATTTAGGTGCATCTACTTTAGGTACAGATTCTGTTTTAGGTTGTTGCATACCTGCAAGTAATTGTTCAAGTTGACTTATTCGATTTGCCATGTCACGTCTTTCGGCATGTAGCCTAGGGACTTCTGCATTATACATACCTTGTAAGGTCTTATATCTTTGTTCAACTGTTTCTTCTTCTTGATTGTCCTCTACCACTTGCTCTTGTGGTTCAGACTGAACTGCCTGCTCTTCTACACTGTCGGCATTTTCTTCAACATCGGCACTTTCATCCTGTGCCTGTTCATTATTGAGTTCTTTATATAACTCTTGTACTGCCTCAGATTGTTTCTGAACTTGCTTTGGTAATGTTGCCATAATACGCTCCTATCGGTGTGCGTTAAACAGCTGCCTTTATAGACTTTGCTGCTACTTCAGGGGACTCTTTTGCGACCCTTACGAGTTCGCCTAAAACCTGACACCGCCCCTGTGCAAGTGCCACATTAGTTGTTACATTAGGTAATTGCTTTAATTCATGGTCATGCCATTCCTGCAGCCAATCAAGGAGTTCAGGATGTTGTCTTACCATTACTGATAAAGCATGGATAATTTTCGGCTCTGGTCTAATCAACCTCCACCTCCAGTATCACGATTACTTACTATGTTGCCGTCCATTCCACCTTTGGGGCTACCATCTGGTTGAGTAGGCACACCTTGTTCAGGCTGTTGTTGCTGTTGAGTTTGTTGCTCAAGCGTAAACTGTTGCTTATCATTAACTCCAGATTTTTCCCGAGATGGTACAATTTCATCGACAGGCATTTGTAAACTTTTTGCAACTTCGCGTAAGAGTGCAGCACGACCATCTTTACCGATAATCTGCATATCAAACTCATTAGCAGTTGCGTTAAGAAATTCTACTCTGCGGACATTAACTGTTTCTTTAACAGCTAAATTAATTGCTCCGCGTGGGATAACTTGTAAGTCTCCCTTAATACTTTGATCTTCATCATATCGCATGTTGTAAATAAACTGTCTATTTACAACAGGCTTAATAAGGTCAGCATCAATATGCATAACTACTTGACGTATACCTTTACCAGCAGATCCCATTAACATAGACAGCCCAGACGCTGTACGTCCTGCTCCATGCACATTAAGATCACCAGATACGTATGATGGTATACCTGAATGATCATCAGCTAAGCTGCTAAATTTTTCATATACAGCTACTAAAGTAGACGCATTATCTTCTGGTTGAGTAAACTTAACCGCAGGAGAACTTGACCCTAATGGATCATTTGTAACCTGCCATATTTTCCAAGGGTGCATTTGTGTTATATCTTCATTAGGAGGTATACGTTCTAGATTCACTTCAACTTGTGGACCTGAAGAAATTCCCATGTTATTAACTAATGCTCTTGCTGATGCATTACATATATTTTGTAAATCTTCTATAACTTCTGGTATTCCTTTACCCCAGAATGACCCCGGAGTTTTAATAAAGGAAGTTTTACAATACGGTTTTTCACCTAATGGGTCATAATTTAATACTGCTTTTACAATATAATCCCCAACTACCCATACATTTGCATCATATTCTTGTGATTCATCAGGGACTTCATCTTCATCCATACCCCACTCACGTAACATTTTCCCACTTATTTTACCCCAAAATTCTAATGCATCATAAACTTCGGTAGGTCTATCAAAAGCATGATACTTACGTTCTTGTTCATCCTTCATTAGATTAACATCTTCGTTAACCCAAGAAGTTGCATTACCTACATCTAATAATCTACGTATTGCGTCTTCATCATATCCTGGAACTCCTATAAGTTCAGATAGCTCCATACGAGAAAGAGGATGATGTTGGAACATATACCCTTCATCTATATTAGATATACCAGGTTCTGGATACATATTAAAAGGATCAACACGTTCAAATTCTGGGGCTAATACTTCATCAGGTTCTGCAAATACATCGCCATTTTCATCAGCACTCCAACCAAGTTTTCGTTGGCGTCTTATAACAGGACCTTTAACAAATGCACATGGGAAAGTTACAAGGTCAGTAATAAAATCATTAAAACATTCAGCCCAACCACCTTCTGCAAATTGGTCACTTATTTTAACTTTCATTTTGTCAGCACGATTTTGTGCTTCTTGTAAGATTGAAAATCTAAAATCCTGACTTATTGATTCGCGTACTTGATCCATTTCTCCAGGAGTTGGAGCTTGGCCTGTGCTTTCAATTATACCTAGAATCTTGTTAGCAAAAATATCTCGTATCTCCGCTTGTTGTTTAGGAGATAAATCAGGTATTGGTGTAGCTTCTAAATCCCAAGGTGGTGTGCCAGTATCAAGTAAAATATCTCTAAGCCATGATTCTGCTGCTCTACACTTTACTTCAGTAATCATCATGTAAACTTCAGACCCACCCTGATCTTGAATCTGTCTTAACTTATCAGCTTCGTACTCACCATTACGCTGACGCATAGCTGTAAGCATTATATTCTCTATAGGCTTTTTAGCTTGACGAGCAGCATCCCAACAAGAATGTATATATGATGTTAACCCTATAATATAAGGTTCATTTTGTCGTTCTTGTAATTCTTTAGCAGTTTGCTCTTCTTCTTCTTTTACAAGCTGTTCATTACCAACGACTCTTAGTATAGATAATCCTGGCATAGTTATTAGCTACTTCCCATTTCAGCAAATATATCTAAAGTAGTTGATCCAGCATATGTTCCTGTAGTTACAACTTGGATTCGTATAATATCTCCAATAATACCTGATAATTGAGTATTATTTGACATAGTTCCAACAGTTGCGGTAGTAGGAGCTGTAGCTGTACTGCGTGTTATATTTGCTACTTTCCGTAAACTAGCAGTAGTAAATCTAAAACATATAACATCAATAAAAGTAGAACCCCCATCTAAGCTAGTTTGGATAAAAGCTTTGGCATCTGTACCACCACTACCATATGTCAAACTACCTTCAAAAGTAATATTAGTACAATCAGGAGGTACTGGAAGTACACTACCTACTGTAGCTATAGATTGGGCTGTTGTAATTGCATGTGAACTAAGTAAAGTAGCCATTAGTTACCTCCTAAACGTTTGCGGAATGTCTCAGACATATGTTTAGCACTTCCACTTTTTACTATCGTTTTTCTTTTACCGCCTTCACCAACATCTTTTCTGTCTATAGCTTTCGACATTAATATTGATTTAGGTTTAGTTTTTTTAGTAGTTGTTGCTAACTTATCTCTATACCCTCTCATTTTAGGAGTACTAGGATCTTTTTTAACTGTTCTGTCAACTTTATGTGTATCTAAGTCTGCACCAGATTTAGACATTACCTTTGATGATTTATCTTTAGTTTTCTTAGGACCTGCATGAAAAATACCAGATACCGTAGGAGTTAATTGATGGCTTAAAGGACTTCTTTTAGAGGTAGACTTAGTTGTAGATTTTTTAGGCTCATTTTTAGTAACTGTTGTTGTTTTACCTGTACCTCTACCCTTACCTGCATACGCAGAATAAACATGTCCGGATAGATTTGGAGGTAAAGATGATAATTTTTTACGAAGTTTATTTATATCTACCATATTATTTGTTCCCTATTAATAAAGTTAGCTACACACATTCTTGCAAATATATACAAAAAAATATACATCTGTCAATACATTTATAAATAAAAAACTCCACTAAGCAATAAAACTTAGTGGAGCCGATTAGCAAAGGGGATGAGTATAGTAGTAGGAGATACCTTCGCTAATCTAAGTCCAACCTGCTGATGCTACTTGTTTTATCTCTCGTTTTTGTGTTATTAATGCTCCTTCCCCTACTGTATTTATATGCATCATAAGATATTGTAATGCTTCAGCTACATGAGAATGTTTATTTTTATCTATAGTCCCATTCTTCTGATGATACCTATAACCCCCCATCATTGCAGCTTTTAAATTTGTACAACTTGGATCTACCAGAAATGCTGAGTCTCCGTCAACTTGACGCATAAGAAAATCATCTACTGCACTTATTCTCGCAGATACGTTATTAGTCTTAGCTGGGAATACTCTTAGCCCTTCTGCTTTAATTATATCTACAGCACTACGTTCATCTGTCTGTGCTCTCTGTATTCCAGCTGGGTCAGTAACAACAATAACTGGTGCACCTGACCAGCGTTCTATAATAAGTGGTTTTAATATTGTACGTGTAAATCTTTGTATGCCCATATCAAAGCTTACAGCTTCGCCTAGTATTAATACTCTACCTCTTGGGTCTTGTTGTCCTATAACAGCAGCAGGTGTTAGTCCTAAATCCATTCCTATAACAATAGGCCTTACTCCATTAACAATAGGACGTAAAGCTTCATGTGCCATATGATAATCAGGTCTAAAGTATTTATATATAGGTTGACCTGAAAGACTTAACCCGTACTCCCCGTCTATGAAAGTACGTATATATTCATCTGAACGACCCTGTGTATCGTAATAATTATCAGGTAAGTTTTCTATATTCTCAGCATCAGTTGACCTGCCGGATGGTTGTTTAAATACATCCCACCCATTATCGTTCTCACTTACCCCATCTTTAGGGTCTAGATGTTCCATCTGATAAAACCACCACGTATCCATAGTAGGTGGGTTAGTATCACCCCACATTCCATGCCAAGTAGGGCCACCGTCTTTCTTAGATGGGAAACGTCCAATACGTTTAGACATAGCATCTACAATTTCTGGGTGTATATCTTTACACTCGTTAAACCATGTAAATGATAATTCTAGGGAGTTTAGGTTAGCTACGTCATCTGCATCGTCAAGTGCGCGAAACATTACTTCACACTCGACATCACCTACTTTAAAGAAGTAAGTCTTGGTCGTGCGCATGTAGGTGCCACACACCCCTGGTGGAAACCAGTCCAAGAAAGTTTTTATTGTTGTATCTTGTAATTGTCTGGCGGTTTCACGTACAACAGCAGCTCTAGTTTTGCGTATCCCTTGCTCATTAGGCTCCTGCATGGTAGCCCTTCTCACGATCTCGAATGAGCAGGTTACCGATTTACCCGACCCGACTGGCCCCATAAGCGTACGCATTTTTGCGTCCGACTGCATAAATGCTTTGCCAGTAGGTGGTGGCGTATAATCAATGTCTAGTGCCACTTATTTCCATCCAATTTATATATCCACAGTTTTGACACCAATATTCATCGTTAAGTTGCTCTGTACAATTAGGGCAAACTAACGATGATGTAAATTCTATTACATTATCTACAAAGTTGTCAAAATTTTCTATAAGGATAACCAATATCTGGCTACGTTTTTCTTTCTTATTCTTTACAAGTTTTACTCTGAAGGATAACCCTTCAGTCATAAGTACTTCAATAAACTCATAAAAATCGTCAAGTTTGTCAAATCGTTCTGCTGGTAAACCTTCGTACTTCTCAGAAAAAAGATCAAGCAGACTCAATGGCTCTAGATTCATCTTCTGTCACTTCCTCTTCAACAGGTTCACTTTCTATAACAGTCATCTTTTTCTCTTCACCACCTAGATTTATCATAATCTTTACCCCGCCTGCACCAGATTCTAATTGGTTAGGGTCGTTCTTAGGTTCTAGTCCCCCCCACTTTACAGTAGATTTTATAAGATCAGCCTTAACGCTAGGGCTTACCTCAGCACTATGTATCAACGTCCATGATGTTGTCAGGAGTTCTTCCGCCTGTGCACGGGCCTTAAGACGGAACGTTATCCCTTTCTCTTGTATTTCACTTCGATATGCATCTACTTTCTTCAGGAATACTGGATCCTGGTTAAATGTCAACATATCGTCTGAAGTAATCTTATGTCTGGCGATAACTTCGTCTACAGTCTCCCCGCTTTTCTCAAGCATTAGGGCAACATCAAACGCTAATCGGTCAGACCATTTAGTATGCTTTAAAGGGAATGTGTCCATAAATCTGAATATAGGTGCAAAAAAATAAAAAAGCAAGTGTTTAAAACTTTACACGTTGATTTTTCGGCATTTGTTATGAGAGGTTTACTTATATGGGGGCACAACGTCATGGCGTGTCCGAGTGGGGCGGGGGGGTGCTGTTGCCTTTAAACCTATATAGAATATAAATGTTATGGATTTACGCTCTGTAAGTCATTGATTAATAAGGATTTAAATAGATACTTGACATTTCTGTCAATTTCTGTGCATAATGTTTCCACGTTGGACGGACGTTCAACGCAGAAGGGCATGCGCTCTTCGAGTGTGTGCTCTTCTTACTTTTCAATAAAATAGAGGATTCATAATATGAACCTATATCTAAACGAAGTGAGCAGTGCACCTGATGCACTTTTTGCTGTTATTCCAACAGCTCAGTCTGGTCGTATTACATTATGCGATATGCGTGACGGGGTTGACCAAATAACAGGTAATGCGTTAAAAGGTCTGTTTGTCCCTAGAAGTATGGGCGGACAAGGTAACGAAAACAAGGAAGAATTTAATGTTTTCGATACTGAGCAATTCCCTCGCTATAAGAATACTGTGAAGGGATTGGAAGCGGCTTTATTATCTGCGATAGAAATATCAAAGAAAACAGGGCGCAACCTTGATGCGAAGTGTTTTTACTTTTCACCTGAATTCGCGAAGTCTCAGGATTACGCGAAGGAAGTGAAGCCAGAAGTAGTAGAAGCCATGATGAAAAAATGGGACTTGACTACTTTGAAGATTAACACTCATAAGAAATATGGAACATCTCTTAGAGTCTGGCTACCAGGGCAAGAACCTGGGGAAGTAACGACTAAGACTAAGAATGACCTTGCTTCAGAAGGTTGGTTTACATCTAAGTCTTAAGTGTATCAGTAAGTGATGGAGGCCTTCGGGCCTCCTGATCTTCCCTTTAATCTTTTATTCAGGAGGCAATGGCCTATGAGTGAAAAATCTAAAGCAAGAACGCTGAGACGTAAGAATCAGCAAGATAAGAAGAAGTTTAATAACTGCTTCTTAACAGAAGATCAGATACGTGAGAAGGATATGAAAGATTTATTTCTTAACCCTCAACGTAAACGATTGGAACATAAACCTAAATAGGAGATGGGGGGAGCAATCCCCCCAACATTAACATGATTAGAACATATCAAGAAAATTGTGCAATGCTCACTATTGAGCAAAAGATGGAGCTACAAAATGAATTAACAAAGATTTTGAATACTAAGCAACGTCAGTTATTCCATGAGATCTTAATAAGGAAATACTTCTTTAAAGATCGTAGCTTTGAAGATGCTCTAAATAGTGCCAAAGAAGTATTTGATGACAAATACATTGATTCTATTGCTACTGACTATCAAGACTAACCTCCCCTCATTTGACCACCTTCGGGTGGTCTTTTTTTGTTTAAAAATCCTCCTCTTTTATATAGCGCGGTACGTTACGTAATAGCCCTTCAAAACCAAGTAATAGTATTAGCCTTTAAAAGCCGTTGCGCGGGACGTTATAGCACACAAGTTATTGAATCTTTGACTGCCCTCATTAACTGCGTTCCTTAACTGTCCTCATTAATTGGGAACTATACATGGTGCGATACATGGGCAATCTAAATAATCTACGTAATTGAGTGGGTTATAACACGTTGTAACTTGACGTTTGATACTTGACATAACCATAGCTACAGTACGATACAGAGAATGTCATATATATAATTAATCTATTTAATCTAAATAATATAGGTAAATAACAGATGCCCTTACCTCAGCAAAATGTTTCTCCAATAATGTGCTATTAGAGGAGTGCCACATTACTTCGTAATTGAGAGATTAAATAGATTATTAACAGAATCTCTTTACATATCAATACATTGTGCGATACATTTGCCGATACATAGTGCTGTGTAAAGTTAGATTAAGTATATTGTGGACTAGTTAATGTGTTTCGAACTTTACAAAAAATTTGAGGCGTGGCAAGGTGTTCGGGCTTTCGGGCAAATCCGAAACGCATTAACGAATCCAATAACGGAGGATAAATAAATGAAACTATTTAACGACAACTTAGTAGTGGAGAAAAAGAATGGTCAATACGTTGACACGTCACGGCAAGAGGGTGCGTGTCCACATATGTTCGGTAGCGTTCCAGATGCAAACTTGTTAACGCCACCGCCATTGAGTGCATTTGATGATGTGTTTATGAAATCTAAATACGGAGGGTACATACAATGATTACATTAGATTGCTATCAAGATTCAGGTAATGAACCCAACTGCCCAGAGTGTGAAAAGCACCCAAATGGTGGTCGCAATGGTTACAACTGTATGCTGAGAGATTGTCTGAGTGAATTCAAAGACTCGAGGAAATGCAGAGATTGTGGCTACGAAACTCACGACTATGAAATTAACAATTTGGGGAGAGGATAATATGAATTACGACAACGGATATAGATACTACGTACTTGAGTACGTACTTGACAGATGGATACCTATCAGTATGCATGATACGTATCATGGTGCTTACGTTAACGTAACT